CCACGCTCGTCAGTCCACAGGCTGATCTGAATCACGGCGGCCTCAAGCGAGGTCTCGTTCAGATCCGCCGGGGTCGACGGGATGTTGCTGTTCGTGCCACCGTTCACCAGCGGGTGCGAGGCGCTCAAGAGCGGAACGCCGTCACCACCGTTGTACTGGTTGTTGGTGCCGGAGATGAAGCCGTTGTTCAGAACGGCGGCCGCCTTGACCTGCTTGGTGTACGCCATGGCACGGGCCAGCGCCTTGGTGTAGCGCGCCGACAGCGAGTCATAGAGGTTGTCCTCAATGGCTTCTTCCGTCAGCGAGAACCCAAGAGCGATGGTCTCGTGGTTGTAGCGGGCCGTCCAAGCTTCTTGCGCATTGTCATACGCAATCGCTTGGCCTTCGTTCTTTACCGGAGCCGCCGAGAAACCGGACAGCTTGGTTTCTTCTTCGAACGAACGCTCGGAGGTCTCGGTTTCGTAGATCTCCTTGTGCTCTTCGCCGTATCGAGCGTACTCAAGGCCGAACAGGGCGTTCAGGCCGGGGAGAAGCTCCTTCAGCAGTTGTGCGCGTGAAATTGCCATGTGCTACTCCTTAGGCGGCGGCGACGGCGGTCGTGTAGAGGTGAACGCCAAAGTTCCACTTGACGATCACTTCAGTGTACGAACCCGAAGCGTTGACGGTTTCCGGTACGACATCCACAACCCGGAACGGAAGGGTGGTGGCGGTGCCGGTGCTGTTGAGAACGCCAACGGCCGAATCACCCGAGGTGGTCGAACCGGAGTTCTGCACCACAGAGATGTTCTGGCCAACGGCCGCGCGGGTCAGCCCGCCGATGGTCGTGCCCGACGAAACCACGGCAACCTTGTACAGTTGGTCGTAGTCGTCTTGGACGTAGGCTTGGATGTCCGATGCCGTGATCGCGCCAGGGTAGTACTGGTAATCCAGCTTTTGGTTGGTCGACGGGTTGGTGTAGGTACAGCCGAGAAACACGCCAATCGCGTTCGTGGCGGTGGCAGTGGTCGTGACCTTGTCCAGCGTCCCGCTCGTGTTCAGCTTGACCAGGTCGCCATAAAAAATGGCGGTAGTCGAGCCGCTCGCGATCGGGATCAGACGGGTCTGACCAGCAAACACGCGACCACCCAGCAGATTGATCGGTGCGAGCCCGTAGGGCGCAGCGACAATGGGGTAAGCCATGAAAGACTCCTTGAATGGAAATTAAGCGCCTTTGCCAAAGCTCGAGGTTGACCGCTTCTCTTGGAAGAGCGGCATCCGCGGATCGCTTTGGCGCATCAGATTGTTGTCAACCGACTCGGTCTGAGCCCGTGTCATGTTGTGAAAGTGTGCGTTGCGCTGCTCAACAAGCTCCATAGGGCACTTGCACAGCAGCAGACCGCCGATTTCGATATTGTCCTTGAAGCGACTGTTGGGATCAGTCAGCAATTGCATGCTGGGCTGCTCCTCAATCGATTCCGGTTCCCATCCTTCCCGCAAACTCTTGGAGATGTTCCTCGGGTCTGCCGTGTTGAGCGTGGACGTCCGTACCCAGCGATATGCCCAGCCCGGTTTCTTGTCGGGTTCAGGCAAAAGCTCGGCCGGCTGCCACTGCTTGGGACGCTGCACTGCAACGCGGGTTTCTGCTTCACGGGGCTTGCGAGCGTCATTCATCAGCGGGACTCCAATTTGAGCATCTCTCGGGCGTACTGTTCAGGAGTGAGGCCAAGTTTCTTGGCGATGTTCAACTCCGATGTTCTGAGTCGAACCTTCTTCGACCCGGTGCTGCGTGTAGCGGGTGCGACCACCGCGCTTGGTGTTTCGTCGTTGTCGCTTTCAAACTGCTCGGGAAAGCGTTTGCGGTCGCTTTCAAACTTCTCGGGAAAGCGTTTGCGAATCGTTTCGTCAATGCGACGGTAGTACTCGGAAGAAGAAATTGCAACCCCCTCCTTTTTCAGTTTCTCGTGCAGGCCGAGTGCGAGACTGGTCATTTCATCGTCCTGGCCAAACCATTGGTTGTTCTGCTGCCAGCGTTTCGCAGTCGGATCAACCTGAATCCGCGGCGCTTGGGGCTGCGGCGGTGAGTAGGTTTCGACCGGCGCTGGCTTGAAGTTCTTGACCTTGTCCACCTTCATGGTTGCCTCGGTCAACTTCTCCTGGGCCTCCATGATTCGATCCGGGTCAGCGGACTCGTAAGCTTCGCGGTAGGCGCGCTTGGCGTTGGCCATCTCCATTTCAACAGCCCTGGTGATGCTCAGCATCACGTTCTTCTCGCTGTTGGCAAGGTTCTGCTTCAGCCGGCCATTCTCTTCTATGACCCTCTTGGCGATCGCGATTGCCTCATCCTGTTCGCGCAGCACCCGCTCCTTCTCGCGGCGCTCATCGTGCGCGAGCTTCTTCATCTGGGTCAGCTTCTTCTTGACCTTGGCCGAGTAGTCTTCCAACTCGTCCTCGTACAACTCCTTCGCTACCTCGGCCGGCAAGGGCTCGCGGTTGCGGTCGTCGGGCGGCGTGTCGTCATCCACCTCGATATCGATCTTGTCTTCCTTGGCCTCGACTTCGTCGGGGAACTTGTATTCGTCAGCCATGTGTCGCTCCTTCAAGCGTACTTGCGTGAGATGCCGCGCGGATCTTCGACGGTGCCATCGACGCTGTCGTCATTGATCATGCGGAACTCTTTGCCGTGGATGGTGTACCGCGTGCCGGAATTGGACGGGACAAGGACGAAATCGCCCTTTTTGCACCACGGGCCATGCGGAAACTTGGCTTTGTCCTGATAAGCCTCAGGCCCAAGTTCGACCACAAACAGGACGTTGGCCAGGATTTCCTCGTACCGAACGGTGTCCTCGGACTTGGCAATCCCATTTTCAAACGTCTTTTCGATGTCAGGTACCGCACAGAAGATCTTGTATCCGGCAGGCTTGGGCAGTTGCTTGGCTTGCTCGGGTTTGGGCTTCACCGTTCCGATGATGGTCGGATTTTTGGGGTTGGTCGCGATCAAAAGATCAGTCGTCATCTTGTTCCAGTCGTTGTTGTAGGTCTGTGATGTAGGCGCGCACGGTGAGCAGACCTTTGACCTCTCCGCAAGCTTTCTTGTACTCCCCGAAGTCCTTGCAGTTGTCGTCTGCCATGGCTTCTTGAAGTTGATTGACGCGGTCGTTGATCTGACCGGTCAGGTAGGTAAGTGCTTTGTCAATCATTGGATGCCCTGATCAGAGATCATCTTGTCGCGTTTGTGATCAAGCTCTGCCGCAGCCTGCGCTGCCTCAAGCCCCATCTTGATTCGATCCATTCCGTGCTGATTTGCTTGCTGGGCCGCCAACTTCTGAGCCTCGGCATGCGTTGCCTCGGTCTGCTTAGCGTGGTCATAGGCTTGCTTGGCGGCGTCGCGCTGGGCTTGCATTTGAAGCATGGCCTGCTGAGCCGCGGTCTTGTTGGCTTGGATTTCGTGAGCCCGCTGGGTCTCTTCTTGAATCTTGGCCATGGCAACCTGCTGGTCGCTTTGCAGTTTGGCCTGATCCAGTTGGAGCCGCTGCTGGGCAATCTGGATGTCGGCCTGCACCTTCTGAGCCTTGGTCTGGGAGTCCTGCTGGGCAATCTGCATCTGAGCCTGCTGCATCTGCACGATCGGATCCTGAGCCTGCTGCTGAGCCTCCTGCTGTTGCGCGGCCTGCTGGTTCTGTTGCAGAAGCTGGGTGCTGGCTTGCGCCACGATGCGCGACAGTTGCACCTCAACGTCCGGCGGCAGAGGCTGGTCGGGCGGCGGCAGCGAGACGCCGGTCTGCTGCTCAACCATGGCGCGGTACTTGTAACCCAGGTGCTCTGTGATGTGCGCTTGAAGAGCGGCCGTAATGGAGTTGGCCATGGGGTTTTGACCGATCGTCTGTTGGACAATTGGGTCTTGCAGGAAGTTGTTGTGCGCCGTGATGTGGGCGTCGTGGTCTTGGCTGATGAACGCTTTCAGCGGTTTGCTCTTGGTCGCGTTGAGGTTCTCCGAGATCGGGTCGGTCGGCAGTTGGTCATCTTCGAGCGGCACCAGTTTCTGCGCGTTCTTGATTCCAAGGACGTCCAGCATCTGCCGGTGGAGTTGAGGCAGGTCGTAGATTTGCGGCGCCTGCTGAGCCAACTGAAGCACGGCCTGGTACTGGACAATTTTCTGCGCCATCGTGGCCGCGTTGGGGTCGGACACGGGGATGACGTCCACCATGTCGTAGTCCGACTTCTTGGCCGAGCGGCTTCCTTCCTGCGGCTCGTAGCTGTACTCGTGAGGGGTGTAGTCCCGCACGATGTCCCGCAAGAGGCGTAGCTCCTGCTTGAAGCTGTAGTGCATCCGCGCCTGAACGGAGGTCATCACCTTCAGGGTGCGCTCAAGAATCGCGAGCGTGGTGCCCACCGGCGTGTTGGCCGACATGTCGGCAACCTGCATATCGGCCGCTTGCGCAAGGCTCCGGCCGTCTTCGATGATCTTGTCCAGAAGCTGCGCCAGAACTTGGCTTGGCTCTTTGTAGGGCAAGGTCATGATGTTGTCTTTGATCGTTCCAGACGGGACGTCCACGTCGCGGAATTCCGCAGGAGCGATTGGGGTGTCGTCGCCCTTGACCCTCAGGCCGCGGGTCTTGAAGCCGCCGGGCAGGTTTGAGAGCGTGCCAGCGTCGACCAGTTGCCGGATGATGGAGGTGCCGGACTTGGCGTAGCCGCCGACGATGTGGATCAGACCCCAGTTGTAGAACCCAAAGCCGGGGATGTACCCATAGTGTACAAAGTGCTGGCGCTTCTTCTTGAGCTTGTCCTTGGGCCGCCAATTCCGGCGAATGGCCAGACAGGCGTGCGTGCCTTTCTCTATCGTGACGATGTACGGGAGCTTGATCCCGGTCGGATTGCCGTGTTCGTCTTCGTCCTCGAGGCCGGGAATGTCCAGATCGACGTTGATCTCGAGAAGTTTGTAGCGGTCGTCCACCGAGGCGCGGAACCCCATCTTTTCCGCGATCTTCTTCTCCACCTCGTCAAAGGTGTTCGTCGGCTCTCCAAGGTTAATGTCGCGGTAGAACCCGGCGTACTGGAGCTTCCGCAGTTCGTTCTCGGTCTTGCGCATGACGTGGGTCACGCGCTCTGCGGTCTCAAGACTGGTTGAGCCGTAAGGGACGATCAGGTCTTCTGCCGGGACGAAGATTGAGGTTGGGCGGCCAAGGTTGGGGTCGTAGTAGACCTTCTTGAACCCGTTGCCGGACATGCCGGTGCCCCAGAGCATCCGCTCGTGTTCGGGGCGAAACTCCACCATTTCGTCGGTCAGACGGTAGTTGAGGTCATCTGCCACCCGGACTGCGGCGTCTTTCTTCTCCTGCGTCTCTTTCCCGATGATTTCCGTCTTGACGGGGCCGGCAGCAGGGAATTGACTCTGCATGGTCTCGGCTTGGAACTTGATGATCGACTCGGTCAGGAGCGGATGGGTCACCCCGCAAGCGCCCGGCCACGGGTCGGTGCGCTCCTCAATCTTTAGCCCCAGAAGCTGAATGCCGTCCACATACGCCTGCATCCAGTCGCGCCGGGAGGAGACGTCCTCCTCTACGTCAGAGACCAGTTCGGCCACGATGGACTGAATCGTGCCCTCATCCAGTTCCTCGGCCAGGTTGGCGTTGAACGGAATGTTGACTGACCGCTCCGGCTCCTCGTATTCCTCGTCGTTGATCTCGATTTCGATGTCCTGACCATCGTCAAGCGACTCAAGACCTTCCGGCGCGGCATACAAGCTTTTGGCAATCGACATGTGGAACCTCAGTAGTACGCCCGGCGCGGCCTGAACTCTCGAGGCTCGTCAGCTTCGTCCGATGGCAGACGGATGAATCCGCCCTTTCTGAACCGGATCAAGGCTTGAGTCGTAGAGTCAACAAGGTCATC